CCAACAACCGCCCCCACAAGAACCCCTGGATTTGTTGTAGGCTGCGGCGGAAGCTGTTGCTGATTGATTGCCGATAGAGGTCTATATGATGAAGTAGGTGAAGGGGAGTCTGTAGGACCCGGAGTCTCTGTCGGTGTAACCGATGGTGATGCACCAATACGCAGAGTCAGTGTCGGGCTCGGTGTCATTGTTGGTGTCTGCGAAGGCGTTAAAGAAGATGTTGCTGTCTGTGATTCACTGATTGAGGGTGTGCGACTCGGCGTTCTTGAATTCGTCGCTGAATTTGACGCTGTTGCTCCAGGAGAAAGTGACGGCGTAGGTGTATCAGTGATTGTCGGTGTTCCTGTGGGTGTCTGGCTCGGTGTAGGTGTTGCTGTTTGACTCGGAGTTGGTGTCTGTGTCGAGGTCGGTGTAGGCGTCACAGTAGAGGAAACAGAAGGAACAATAACCTGAGCAGCGTGGCCGTTAAGAAGAAGCTGAATAGCCCATCCATCGCCAGCAAGATCTGTTGTCCAGGGTGCAGTGCCACACGGCTGTCCTGTGGGACCATACTGATCTACCGCTGCATATGGAAGTCCAGGCCGCCCATAAGGAATCTGAAAAACGCAGTGTGTCGTTGAACCTCCAACAGTTCCCCCTGAAGGAGCAGTGGCCCATGTGAAGGGAAGAATGGTGACCGTATAATTCTGGCCCGCAGCAACAGACCAAACAGAAGGTGTCGCATTAAACTTCACAAATTCATCGGTGCCAGGCGTGGCAGCAACAAGATCTGTGAAAGTCGTGAGCAGGGATGATCCAACAGCCACGCCATCAGGAAATGTCGCAAGAACAAAACTGATACCACAGGTCTCAGCAGCAGCCTGCGAATACACACCCATCTTAAGCATGTCGACAATGCCCGTGTTCTGTGCCTGGAACTTGGCTGTAGCACGGTGACAACGATTCTCTACTGTGTTATTCACATAACCCATTGTGTAATTACCAACAATGGGGGCGAGAGTTGTATCTGTAAAAAGAAGAGGTCTCGGCACAGGTGAAGGAGCCACAGAGGGGGAGGTATTCTGGGACATTATACCCAACATAAAAAATGATGAAACAAGGAGTTTGAGCATCTCTATACTATATATAGATTCTGTAGTTTAGATCAGAGAAGCCGCCGAAGCCTCGAGTCTCTTCAGACACTTTGTAAGTGTGCCCTCACTGACAGAACAGACAGACGCAATGCGAGCAAGTGGAACTTCAGCATAGCCCTTTCTCGCCAGAACAAAGGCAAGAACACCTGCTGCAAGACTCGGTGGCATATTTTCAGGGCTAATGAGGGAATCTTCTGCCTTGTTTGCGATCGTCATGGCCAGCTCCTGAATCTCATTATACTGCGACCGTGAGATGGGTAGCTTGCTGAGCGGATGAGTAATGTAATCAGACGCCTTTGTTGATGCCATGTTCGCGGGTGCAAGAGCATCTGTGATCTGACCACGCTGCTTGGCAAGAGCCAAGACTTCCTGGAAATACTTGAAGGCCTTTGTAAACTGTGCCGTCGTCAGATGAAACATATCAGCAATCTCTTTCGGCTTTCGCGGCTCACCCACCATCTTGAGAGCAGCATAGATTGAACTGGCTACAACACAATTACGTGACATGCCTCTGCGATCACAATGCTCAACGAGTTGAATATAGAGTTCCTTGGCGGAATCAATGGCCCTCGTATTGATGCCGAAGTTGGTCGCCGTCAGGGCATACTGTTCAAAGACCTGGAGTAGTGAACGCTCTTTATAAGGTATCATGTTCCAGGTGTGATACCGACGAATACGAGCCATTGCTCGTCCTGCGGAGGCAGGGCCACCTTGTGACCTAGTTAAAATGATCGTGCCGAGAGTGGATGACGGAAAACGACTATCAACAGGGGCACCTACACGACACGGATCGACTGAGGATCTGTCCTCGGATCCAAAGAAACGATATTCTGCACTCGTATCTAGAATCCGCTCCATTACTTCACCACAACCAGAACAAACTATCAAATCTTCTTGTTCTGATTCTTCACAGGGGGTTTTGCAAACTGGACAATTCAACTCGGTGCTTGATGAGGGCTCGGGCTTAAAATACTCGAGCTCCTTTTCGGTAAATATATCTCTCTTGGACTTCGTAAGGCCAGGAAAGAGATCTTTTGTGGCGGCCATTTGTGATTGTTCTTGCGAAAATGAACTATTCAATTTTGACGCAGTCCAAATTATGCCTAAAGGCTCAATTTTGACGCAGGCTAAATGCCGCAACAGCACCCTTAGATCGTCCACGTAGTCGTTGCCAATAGAAAACTCGACATTTGTTCCGTTTTAATCCACTCACTATCATCATGAACTGTATGAATATAACGTAAGTCAGGAACCACATAATATGTAAATCCAGCAAGAACTGCATTCCGAACAATCATAAGAGAATCTGTGGCCTTGATTTTTGATTCAGGAATATTCAGAGGCCAAGCCTCCAACAAACTCTTATGTCCAATCCAGTTTCCGTCATTGAGAAGAAAGTTCCATGCAGGAGTTTGTAAAGTCTTATTCCAATTCTCCTTGTTGATACGATTTCCTGAGAAATGCCCCGTCCTTTCCTCAGATTCACCTGTCTTCAGAAACAGCCGAACAATATGGGCTGATGCATAGATTGTCTTAGTATCTGCTGATCGAAGTTCATCTGCAATCGTTTCGAAAAAGGCCTCAGGAAAGAGATTATCAGAATCTAAGACAGCCACCCAGTCTGTAGGAGCCAGCTCCAGGCACCTACGTTTGTTCCGATACATTCCAAGAATCTCAGAGTTTGTCGACAAGCGTAGCTTCGGATGTGTTCCGTAGCTTGTTGCTTGTATCTGCTTCACATCCTCTCCGGTCTCATCGGAGATTACAACATAGGTAATCAGATCATTATCCAAGAGAGTTGGTAGGGTTTTTTGAAGAAAGTTCCAACGCCGAAGAGTTGGAATGGCCACTGTTAGTTGAACCATCTAAGTAGAAGAAGACACATGTCTTTAGGAGCAGAAAACAGAACATCCATTCTACCTACAGCTTCACCATCGTCTGATTATCTAGGGCCGAGCTATGATTATGCAGATGAACTTCCTATGCCGAATGAAGTCGGTGTTCACCCTGGAGGCAATCTATCTGACGTAACAGATGCTGTAAAGGGTGTGGCTTACTATGCGGATATGATTGGATATGGCGAGGCGAGTAACTTCATGACGAGAAGCATGGGTAACAAGCCTTTTCCAATGGGAATCAATTACTTTGTAAAGACGGGATCCAAATGCAGCAATGGAGCTGACATGTGGGTCTATATAAATGGAATCCCGAAGGGGGATGCGTTAGGTAAAAGAGCTCAGACAGCTATGCAGCAGGCTGGACTTCCTTCATTGCGTGGTTTGGCCCCTGGAATTCTGGAGGATGCTGAGGCGGCCTTGAATCCGGCACCCATTGTCGATGCAGTCTTTGGCACAGGCTATGTAAAGTGTAAGTCGGTGAAGTTACCTGTTGGAGATGCTCAGGGACGTATTAAGAGTCGTGATGGAAATGAATGGATTCGTGCCTTGTATCCTGGCGATATTCAATATGATGGATCAACACCGACACAAACACGGTGGGTTCTGGATCGACAGGTCAGGCAGGAAGAGTTTGATGCCGAAGAGAAAGTCTTTTGCCCTGATGGATCTACTAAGACTTCTCATCCAGGTGCTGACTGTGCTAAACCCATGACGGCTGGATTTGTTGGCGATATGCATCCCGCTACAGCAGAAACAACGGTTCCTGTTGTATTGGTTTTGTTTACACTGACTGCGTTGTATTTGCGGTTTCGGTCCTAAGCAAAGGCTCAGGCAAAAGCGTTGTAACTTTCGTTAGCATACTTTTACCTGGCTCTTCGAGCTCAGGCAAAAGCGTTGTAAGCATACAACGACGCCGTAGCACCCACCAGCTGGACAACAACGAAACTAAAGAACTCCTGGAGGCTGAGGGAGCCCTTGATGAACATGGCCAGACTGATAGCCGGGTTCACATGGGCACCACTCATGTTTCCAATCAGAAGGATAACAAGTGCTAAGGTGCCGCCGATGACAAAAGCATTGCCGCCCGAGGCGAGAACACTCAGAACAAGTAAAAAGGTGCCCAAGAACTCAGCAAGCAAGGGAAGAAAAGAAACCATCTCTACAGTGTAGGCCTAAACTTTCCTTACCATTATAAAATATGTCGTTGCGGCGGATTCAAAAAGAACTAAATGATCTGAAGGTAGACCCGCCTACAAACTGTAGTGCAGGCCCTATCGGAGATGATATGTTTCGGTGGGAAGGTGTGATTATGGGTCCTGCTGATAGTCCGTATACTGGAGGTGTATTTAAACTAAACATCCAGTTTCCGGTTGACTATCCGTTCAAGCCCCCTCACCTGCAATTTACAACCAAGATCTACCATCCAAACATTAATGCGGCTGGCCTGATCTGTTTAGATATTCTGAAGGGTCAGTGGTCGCCTGCTCTCACAATCAGCAAGGTTCTTCTAAGCATAACAAGTTTGCTAACAGATCCTAATCCGAACGATCCACTTGTTCCTGAGATTGCAACCTTGTATAAGAGAGACAAGGCCGCGTATGAAATTGAGGCGAGGACGTGGACACAAAGATATGCGTCCTAAGTAAAGAGAAAGAGAATGAGTGCTCTCGCTACAGTTATAGTTTTTTGGATAGTATTGGTTGGTCTTCTTCTTGTTCATATGAACATGCCTCAAAAAAGTGGATTTATTGGGTATGTCACAGATGGATCTTCTGAAGTCAATGATTTGAGTGTTGGTCCTGCGAAGTCTGATCTGGATATGAAGCAACCCTATCATCTTCTCAATGGTTGGCTGGAGCCTTCCACAAAGGATTCAGTCAGTTGTTTGAGTGCGTCCTGCTGCCCTGAAACAGATTTTGAGCAGAGAACAAACCTTGTCGGTAATTATGTCCAACGCACAAATAATTACAAGAGAGCTGATCCTGAAAACTGTTCTGCACCCTTTCACGAACTCACGCTCTCATTTTATAAGCCGCAACCATTGTAGAAATGGACTCTCTCCTTGGCTTTTTTGGAAGGAAAAAATCGCCATTTACGGCGGCACCTCCCATACCAAATAACAGTTTTTCACAAGTAAATCCAGCATATGCTAATGCGGCCGCCGCACTAGCAAAAGCAGATAAACTCTCATTAGATCTTGTAAAAAACTATAAACATCGTAATACAAAGAAACTCAACGCGAACATCAGACAATTAAAAAATCTCGCCAACGCAAAATATATTGGAAGAGATTATTTTGATAGAAGTTTTAGTCGTAACAGTGCATCTATGAGCGAGTTGGATGATGAGGAATTAGGATATCTTAAATTCATGATGGACCGCGACGGCGTATTTAATTCATTCAAAGGTGGCAAGAGTGGCAAGACTCGCAGACATAAGGCTCGTAAGTCCAAGACCCGTCGTCATTCATCGTCCTGAATGAGACACACCTTCTGCTTTCTGGGAGTCTGAGGTAACTCCTCCCCTTGCTTGACTCGCTCAACGTCAGCCCAGAAAGCATTCTGCCACGACTTTGTCGATTCAAACCATGCACGATCACGATGAACAATCTTTCTATGCATTTTCTTCAGGCCCCATGGAATTGTCTCCTGAAGTTCATAGCCTTCTGGCACAGATGGAATCGTAGTGGATCCAACCTCTCCATACATATACTTATATTCAAACGGAGCATCTTCTTCAACAATTTGTTTAATAAGATAAAGCTGCCCTTTGAATGAACAGCCACTCAGATCAACGGTGGTCTT